GTCTAGCTGGGCCGGCCTTAAATCTTTACCTCTTGTGGCTCTTTTGATCGCCCTCTTGGAAAGCCTTGCGCCGATGTTTCCGAGTTTCTTGATTAACGCAGCTGGAACAGCCTCTCCACCAGCTTGATGAGCTTGTGCTTTAGCTACGAGTCTAAGAACTCTTCGAAGGTTTACTTCGTTAAGCATCTCGTCTAAATCTTCATCCAATTGTGTGGTATCAGCTTCAGCATCATCTTCTTTAAGATAACGATAGGAATAAGAAAGATCCTTGTTCAAGGTGCCAAGGTAAGACTTAACCTTATCAATAAGGTTATTGGCGGTATCTGTCTGAATTAGACCCGCTTTGTGGGCCGAGTCTAGCGCTTGCCGAAGCATTACGAGGCCGGTAGTAATCGCTTCAAACTCTTTTTGCTCTTTATTGTTAGGATAGTCACCAAAACCGGGAGCTTGTTTAATTTGAGCAAAAAGCTCTTTGAATTCTTTGGTGGCCTCTTTGTCGGCAAGATCTTGAAGTTCGCCTTCCTCTGCGGTACTGCCTGAAGTGCCCCCAATCCTAATCTTGGAAAGCATGTGCTTGGCTTTCTCCCACATCCCCTCATCAATTGACATCGGATCTTCAACTTCGGCTCCACCAATTTTCTCAAAAATAGCAACAATTTGTTTGCTTTCAAGATCTGATCTCGATTCAGATAATGCTGTTCGAATAGCTCGTATTCGTTTTTCGAATAATTTGGTTTGTACTGCTTCTTGAACAAGCACCATGGCCTGCTGCCGGTTTAAAGTCTTTCTTCTCATTTGCTTAAATCTCCAATTATATCATTAAGTAGTCGGTTAATTTTGTCAGCCTTAGTAAAAATGTTGGGATTTTTTAGATCCCTCACTTCGGTCATCATAAAGGCGCCGGGTGTAGAGGGTTCCGATACAAAATCAAAACAAATTAATTGAAAATCATCCTCGACAATTGTCTGGCCTTGGTTTTCACTAACGGATCCCATCCCTCTGGAAGAGATACCGAGTTTTACGCCCGACTCTACCAAGGAGCGTAAAATATTTCCTGACGGAGTGTCTAACACTTGAACTTTTCCCATCACATCTTTATTGTTCCACCACATCTCCGTCACCATGTGAGAGGCATTTCTTAAATTGATGACTGAATCATCGGGGTGGTCCAGTTCTCCAAGTGCCCTTCTTTCTTTTACGAGTTTGTTGTAGTTTTCTACCTCGCGCATTAAAACAGGGTGTGGGTAGACGCGTCCATTTCCATTTTGGGTATCAGATTTTTGCATGACACCAGAGAGAATCATTCCTCCCTCGGTTACAAAACGCTTTTCAGCTTCCGTAAGAAGATCCTCACACACACCGCCTTCGCAGAGTGCATAATACTCTCTTAGGAGAACTTTTCCCATCTATTTTCTCTTCTTTGTACGGACGCGTCGTCGGCCTTCTGCAGCCTGCTGCATTTGGGGCTGTGCCTGTTGTTGGGCGGCGGGTTGTGCCTGTTGTGGGGCGCCGATGCGATCTAAGACACCTTCGTCGATTTCACCATTCTCAATCATGAGGGCGATCTCTTCCTCAATTAGAGCTTTTAATTTACTTTCAGTAATTTGCATAACTAACTCCCTTTGCAACAATGTCTAACTGGTTGAAGCATCCACTTTTGGGTCCACGTGTTTATGTTCATGTTTTATTCCTTCATCTCCAAATATCATATTAAGAATATATGACGTTCCTGATGATAACCATCCTAAAACAAAGAAGTTTACAACAGAGATGTCAAAATTAAATAGTTCTGTAAACGGAGAAAGTAACATTAAAAACCACCCTACATGAAATCCCATGCACATTGGGCACTCAAACAATTTTCGAAGTCTTCCCCTTTTAGGTCTCCACCGATCAAATAGTTTGCCGTAAACCAATATTTGGGTCAGGCCATAAGCCACTAAAATGAATGTTAATATTTCCATTATGGAGTCCCGGTTACAGTTTTCTTGTTAAAGTTATCCGCGATATACAATTGAAGTCTTTGTGTAATATCAATATCCTCTAGTTTGGTGTCGTCAGGATCCTTTTCTAAAGTTTTTGCTAGATTTGCTAAAAAGGCATTTTCTATAGGATCGTCAACTATTTGAGAAACATCATCATCAACATTTAAAAATTTTAATGCTGTTCCTTGTGTCGCCTCGTCTGGGAGGGCATAGGCACTTTTTGCAAGATCGAACATTGATTTTGCCGCGGCCAACCCAGGAACTTTACCCACTATTTCATCAACGATTGCACTTTTTGCCGCATCTATGACACCGCCCTTCAGTTGCTCCCCTCTCTTTTTAAGTTGAGCGGTCTGTATCAGGGCCCGTAAATCCCCCACTGTCTGTACGTCTCTCACGGTTTTCATCGGGGGCCCCTCTTCGGTGGGCTCTTTCTGGCCTCCAAATCCTAGAATTTCATCTAAAAATGAATGCCAGTTTTCCATTATTAATTTCATTGTAGACACGGTGAGACCTCTAAATAGTATAAAGGTAATTCAAGGAGTAGGGATCTCGGATATAAGCTGTACGGATAGAACCCTGCTCGACTTCTTGCGGGACCTCTCCTAGCTCGGTAGAATCTGTGTTGTCAGGATGGGTTAGCTCGTCGTCTGCCATAGAGACAATAGCTTCCGTATTCTCGAAGTAGGGACGCTCTTCATCCACAAAGGTGGATATATTGATTAAGGCGAGCTTCGGAGCGTTTATTTCTTTCGAAGACGCATTTTCTAAAGTAGCTTCCAAGGAACCATAAAAGGAGCCGGCCTGAATTGATTCTGGTATCACAATTCCTTTTTTGTGTAAAAAGGAAAATAGTCTGTTTTGAGCCCCGTATACTAAATCGTTCATTGTATCTTTAGGAAAGGTGACCACTTTATTATTAGTAAGGGACAAGACGATATCAATGTCTCCATGATCAAAAATCATTACGTCGCCATTTAAACTTTGTCTGGCATTAAGTTCGAGTCTGACTTTCTTCTCGTTGGCTTTGGCACCAATTTTAATTACTATCGCCATTTTCACCTAATTCCTTTACAAGTGTTTGCGTTTTTAATATGGTGATCAAGACTTCTTGATTAATATTGGTCTTCGCAAAACTTTTTAATTCTTCAATAAGCTGTTCAGTGTTCGTGCGCATGCGTTCGTCGGACTTGATAATGTCCTCTTCTTTGGCCTTGGTGAGTTTTTCTTTAAGGCGCGAGATCTCTTCATTCAAAAAGATCTTCAATTCTAAAGCATTGTCGGCAAAAGATGTAATGTAATAAGTTAGAAGAGTTTTTTGTTCTTCCAGTAATGTCGATTCATACTTCTCATTAAATTTCTGCACAACAGACTTATAAACAATATCGTCGATGTGTTCTAAATTGGGGTCGGTCGGTTTGGTCGCTAGCATTCTCTGCATCACTTGGTTCTCTAAAATTACTTTATTTTTAGGGGAGACCTTTGAGGAAAACATTTGATTGATAGTCGCAATGGTTTTATAGTTGGGAACAAAATTATTGAAGACACTGGGAGATATTTTCTGATTTACATCTTTGATGAGGGCGGTCTGCTTTTTAAAAAGCTCTCCCGGATCAATTAATCTTTTTTGCAATGTGGCTTCTTTTAAAATCTTCTCGGAAATATGAGCACTCAAGTTTTGACTTTCATATAAAGAACGATAACAATCGAGATCCTTTCTTAAGACGCTCTCTGTACCAAAGTGCTTTTTAATAAGTTCTACCACCTTGCCTCTCTTCAGGCGATCTTGCTTCAATATAGCAGTCGTTCCTTCTCTAACGAGAGCCTCATAAACAAAAGCTGTGTTACGTTTTTTATTATGCTTTACTTTCATCTTGATTCTCCGTTAAAACTGTGCTGTTGTTTTCTAAATCTTCTATAAGTTTGAGTACTGAGGTGTTGACGTTGAAAAGTCTTTTTTCCTCGGACACTTCCTTCAAAGTATAAATAGATTGATCTTCTTCATAAATACCTGTTGCTACGCCGTCCATCCCGATTAAACTTTTAATGTTTCCATAACCCGGCATTATATTGCGTGCGGTGGAACTGCTTTTTTCTTTGGAATATTTGGCAGCATACGATCTGGTTCGGGCGCCCCCTTTGCGCTTGTCGCTCGTGACGGGGTGATATACTTTGCCTTTCGCTCCTGGGGTAAGGCGCGGCGCATTGCGGGATCCCGGAGGCACCGCCAACAATGCGGACTCTTCTCCGCCGCCGGCTTCGGCTCCCATCTCTTCGCCGCCTGCTTCTGCGGCCGGCATCTCCATGGGTTCTTCCATGCCGCCTCCCATATCGCCGCCGCCTAGATCCTCGCCGCCAAGGGCGCCGGCTGTTTCACCGGCTGCAGCTTGCTCGGCCATTTGCTGGAGGGCTGCGTCATGCTTGCGATCATAATACATTTCTCGCTGATTGCGGATAAACTCTTCGTGAGACATCCCGAAGATCTTTTCAGTAACCCAACGCCTAGAAAAATAGCCTTCTGTGGCCGAAGCCGCAATATCAAACTTCTGCTTCCAGTGCTCGATTTCCTGCAGTTCCGAAATCTTGGAGGGGTTGTTAAGGTGTAAGCTGAATGACAAAAGATCATCACCTCTAAATCCTAAAGTATAAAGGTGGATAATTCCAATTTTAGTAAGCTCCGCAATAATAACGCGCTGCAGTCGTTGGATAGTGCGCGAGAAACGAATGTCCTTTTGTGCTAATGTTGTCTTGTCTTCTTCCGCCCCTTCGCCCATACTCAAATATGACTGCGGGATCTTAAGGGCCGAGAACAACTTGTCTCTCAGATACTTGATATCATCAATTTGGGTAATGTTCTCGGCGCCCTTTAGTGTTTGAATGTCCGTTACTGACCCCGGGCGGATAGGAATAAAATAATCTTCTTCAATAGACATAGGATTATAACGAAGATCAACTTTCCCACTTGAGGGATCCACGATGCTGTGGCGCTTAAGCTGAGTCACAACCTTTTCCATGTACTGTTCAACGTCTTGTGGTGGGATAGCACCCACATCAATCTTAAAGACACGTCGTTCGGACGAACGCACAACTCGATAGGCCATCATGGCGTCTTCCATTAATACAAGCTGGCGCCAAATACGCCGGCATGCTTCCAAGATGGACGTTCCATAGGGCGAATATTTATCATTACCAAGGATACGGAAGTGAGCGATTTGCCAGTTTTCAAAAGTCATGCCGGCAGTGTTCCACTGATATTGAACATAATTGGGGTTAGTGGAATCCTTTCCTTCTAATCTTTCGATTTCTTGGGCCGGGAGCGCAATCACTGACTGTACTCCATACTTATCATCAATGTCTAAGTACAAGAAAAAGTCTCCATACTTACACATGGTGCGTGCCCAACCAAAAAGATTGTATTCTAAGTTTAAAATATTACTATACAAAACCGAGAGGACTGCTCTAAGCTCTTCGTTCGGACAATCGATGTTAAGCATTGGTCGAAGATCGGAATAAGTCGTCATCTCATCTGCATAGATATCCATGGTGGATGCAATCTCAGGCATGTATTCCATCTGGTCAAAATCTACATATCTTTCCGTACGGCGCTGGTTGGCGATGGCGGCTGTGGCCACCACGTCGAGAGGGTTGTACAGTGCCTTCTTAAACTGTTGTCCCGATGCCGATTTAAATCTAGAAGAAAATTTATCTAAATGCTGGCGTCTAATGCGGCGCCCCGACTGCGATCTATAATTAATGATCGGACCCGAGAAAAGTCGGGTGAGGGCTTTGAAGAGATCGGTCTGTCTATTTTTTGGGTTATTGTTTGGTGGCATTTATTTTCTCACTTAATTATCCACTTATACTGATTATATATATCAGCGGCTTCTGACATCTTATCAAAAATATTAT